AAACAAATTATTCAATTATATAATGATAACAAAAAAGTTATTCAGTATATGGTTAAAGAGTTTGAAATGAAGAAATCTGCTGATCAATACAAGAGAGCAACAGTTTCTAAAACTGGTACTCTTGATATGAGTAAGATTCATACTTACAAATTTAGTGATGACCTGTTTGCAAAAATGACAACCATTCCTGGTGCAACAAATCATGGTATGATTATGTTATTGGATTGGTCTGGGTCAATGGCCTACAACATGGCAGATACATTAAAACAATTATTTAACTTGATTTGGTTTTGTCAAAGAACTAAAATTCCATATCAAGTACTTGCGTTTTCAGATGTGTTTGATGGTGGTTGGAGATATAGTGAAACCAAAGATACTATTGTACAAAAGTTTGTACACAATGAATACAATATTTCATCTTTAAAATTACTTGAGTTTTTTACTTACGAACAAACTAAAAAACAAACAATGGATATGATGAAATATTTACTTTGTTATTCTGACTATTGGAATCATAGACATATTCACAGAATGTATGATATGAGTCCATTATGTATTAATCACAAATATAATCTTGGGGGTACACCTCTTGATCATGCGTTAATGACAATACCACAAATTGAAAGTATATTTTCTGAGAAGTACAAAGTACAAAAAACAAGTCTTGTACTTTTAACTGACGGTGATAGTCATAGTTGTTCAGATAGATTTGAATTACAATCTGATGGTACTTGGAATGCAAAAGGTGATGCTTATGTTAGAGACGGGTCTCTATCAATTACTGATAAAAAATCTAACAAGACTATTAAAATAAAAGAAGGTTATAGAAATGATCAAACTGTTGCATTGTTACAGTTGATTAAAAAGATTAAACCTAACTTATCTATTACAGGATTTTTCATTGCAGGTTCTGGTAGAGCAGGTAGAGTTAATCTAAGAACTATCGAACACAAATTTAAACTTAACTCTTATAGACATGAAGATAAACAACAAATTATCAAGATTCAAAAAGAGTTGAGAACTAACAGAGTTGCAATTTGTAAAACTCAAGGTTATGATGAGTATTACATCTTACCAACCGCACCTAAAAATTCAACCGAATCGGAAGAATTAAATATTAAAGAAGGTGCAAAAACATCGTCTATTAAATCTGCTTTTACCAAATCACTAAAAGCAAAAACTGTTAATAGACAATTATTGAACAAATTCATAGGATTAGTCGCCTAGAAATGTTGTGTATCAATGCTTATTTAACCATTGACAATATGACTAATTCCATGTTAATATAAAGAATAACTAATGAGAGGTATATTATGACAAATAGTGAAAAGACAAAGTTTATTGATGCGATCTCAAAAAAGTATGGACAAGGTGCCGTACTTTCTAGATCAGACATTAATACTTTTGCCACTAAGAACGGATATGCGAATCCGTCTTGGTTGAAGAAACCTGAATACAAGGTTGGACATGGACAGTACAAACTGCCTGTCGAAGGTGTTGCCACTGTTGGTAAACTTGTTTCAGAAAAAACAGTAGAGGTACCTAAGTCTGTACCACAGGATGCGGCAGTTGTAAATCTGTTTGCGACTCACATGGAAACTGAAAATCTTGTTCCTAGTAAATTTCAAGGGTTCGTACCTTGGGGTCATTACAAAACTATGAAACAAGTTGTTTCAAGTGGAATGTTTTATCCTGTATTCATTACTGGTTTATCTGGTAATGGTAAGACTCTTATGGTCGAGCAAATTCATGCCGAACAGAAAAAAGAGTTAATCAGAGTTAACATTACAATCGAAACCGATGAAGATGATTTACTTGGTGGTTTCAGACTTGTAAATGGTGAAACTAAGTTTGTTCCTGGCCCTGTGATTGAGGCAATGGACAAAGGTTGTACTCTTCTATTAGATGAATGCGATCTAGGTTCTAACAAACTTATGTGTTTGCAACCTGTCTTAGAAGGTAAAGGTGTTTACTTGAAAAAAGTAAACAAGTGGATTACACCTAAAGAAGGTTTCAATGTGATTGCCACTGCCAATACTAAAGGTAAAGGTTCAGAGGATGGTAGATTTATTGGAACTAATATTCTTAACGAAGCATTTCTAGAAAGATTTGCGGTTACTATCGAACAACCATACCCTGCAAAATCAGTAGAACAAAAAATTGTTCTTGGTTCAATGACTAAGTATGATAAAGTTGATAAGAAGTTTGCAGAAAACTTATGTACTTGGGCTGAAGTAATCAGAAAAACTTTTTATGAAGGTGGAATTGATGAGATCATATCTACAAGAAGACTTGATCACATTGCGAAAGCATATTCAATCTTTAATGATAAGTTAAAAGCAGTTGAGTTGTGTGTAAACAGATTCGATGATGATACTAAAGAGTCATTCATCAATCTATATACCAAGATCGATGCTGGAGTTAAAGTCGAAGACTTGAACACCGATGATCAAACTGAAATCCAACATGACGAGGAGTCAGTTGAATCAACTACTCAATAATAAAATTTGTCTAGGGGTTGACAAAGTTAAGGTCAATCCCTATATAAATAACTATGACAGGTTCATGAGAACCGTGGGTGTTCGACCCGTGTCTATTGATCTAAGACCTGTCAATGATATGCTCATAAGAGGTATCAAAAATATAAACTTTGCTTACAAAAGGAGGTTATTCATATGACTAGATTAAGCATTTTTCAACAACTACAACCATTCTCTATTGGGTTCGATGACGTATTCGATCATTTTGAATCTATGGTAGACTCTAACATGAGGGTTGTATCACAAACAAATTATCCACCATACAATATCGTAAAAGTAGAAAAGAACAAATACGATGTTGAAGTTGCTCTTGCTGGGTTCAGTAAAGAGGATGTGAAGGTGGAAGTGGAAGACGGTAAGTTAATTATCGAGTCAGTTAAATCTGATAAAGAAGAAGATAAGGACGGCGTTATCCATAAAGGTATTTCAAAAAGACAATTCAAAAAAGTTTGGACACTTGCAGACGATGTGGAAGTAAGTGGTGCTGAACTTAAAGATGGTATGTTAAAGGTATCAATGGAAAAAATTATACCAGAACATAAGAAACCAAAGTCTATTGAAATCAAATAATATATCTCATTGGGGGGTTGACAACGACCCCCCTTTTAGTGTATAAATATATAAAAGGATTTAATTATGAAAGCATTTGATCAAATTGACGGACAACCCGTACCAGATAAAACATTTAACGAACAAGCAAAAAAGATTGATGACGATTTAGTTTCTCAAAAAAACAATCTTGAAAAAGAACAAGAAGAAACTAACAAAGGTTTGAAAATTGAAATGCGAAATCAAACCATGTGTCCTATTTTGCGTGTTGAGTTTCCTAGTGAGATTACCGAAGAGATAAAAGATACGACAGGTGACTCCGAAGCATTAGACGCAATCATCACTAAAATTTCTAAAACTTATTTGAAAAAGGCATATAATCTAGAAAAGAAATTGACCATTGGGGAAAAAGGTCAGATTAAGATTATCATGTTCTTAGATGATACAGGTCAAGCAGATTTGACTTGGGGTTCATCTACTAACTTTGGTTATGGACATGACCTTTATCCAAACATATATGATAGTATCACAGCAGAAAAAGGTGTGATGTTAGTCATGCCAGATTATGTATCAACTGGTCTGGTTACATTAAGAAACTATAAATTATGGAGGGTCTCATTTTAGACTACATGAAATACAGTGAAAATAAAATTATCGAAGAAATAAAAAATTATATAGAGTCAACTTATAATCAACATTATAGTGTTGATAAAAACGGATTTCAAGTACAAGATATGTTAAGACATCTTGGAATTGATAAAGATTTTTGCCAGGCCAATGCAATTAAATATCTTGCAAGGTATGGTAAGAAAAGTGGCAAAAACAGAAAAGACTTGCTAAAAGCAATTCATTATATTATACTGTTAATGTCAAGTGAAAATAATACTATGGAGAAAGTGAAAAATGAAACTAACTGAAAACACAGTGAACGTACTGAAAAACTTTTCAACGATCAATCCTAATCTATTGGTCAAAGAAGGTAGTACGATTACTACAATGTCAGCAATGAAAAACATTCTGGCAAAGGCAGATGTTGATGAACAATTTGATCAACAATTTGCAATTTATGATTTAAATGAATTTTTGTCTAGTACAAGTTTATTTAAAACACCTGTTATTGATTTTGAAGATCAATATCTAACAATCAAAGAAGAGACTAGTAAAGGTACTAAACTAAAATACTTTTACTCTGACCCATCGGTAGTAACTAGTCCTAGTAAAATGATCACAATGCCAAGTGTAGATGTGACTTTTGAAATTACTAGCGAAACTCTTAATCAACTTAAAAAGGCTGCGTCTGTAATTCAAGCACCAGACCTTGTATTGAAAAAAGAGAATGGTCAAACTACTATGACAGTATCCGATAAGAAAAATGATACTGCTAATAATTACTCTATCGAAGTAAATACTACTTCAGATAATTCTAAATCTTTTGAGTTTTATTACAAAGTAGAAAATCTAAAACTAATAACAGGTACTTATGATGTATCAGTTTCTTCTAAAAACATTAGTCATTTCAAATCAAAGACTAATAACTTGGAGTATTGGATTGCATTAGAGCCTGAATCAAAGTATGAGGCTTAATAATGGAAACATTTCTTTGGGTCGAAAAATATCGACCAACTAAGGTTGAAGATTGTATTCTTCCGTCTAAATTAAAACAGACCTTTCAAGAGTTTGTTGATGCAGGTCATATTCCTAATCTAATTTTATCTGGTAGTGCTGGAACTGGTAAGACTACTATTGCAAAGGCAATGGTTGAACAGATCGGTAGTACATGGATGATAGTTAATGGTTCAGAGGAATCTGGTATTGATGTATTAAGAACTAAGATTAAAAACTTTGCATCTACTGTATCACTTGAAGGTGGTCGTAAATATATAATTCTAGATGAGGCAGATTATCTAAATCCTCAATCAACACAACCTGCATTGCGTGGTTTCATGGAAGAGTTTCATAAGAACTGTGGATTTATTCTTACATGTAATTACAAAAACAGATTGATAGAACCTTTACAATCAAGATGTTCAAACATTGATTTTCAAATTAAAAATGGCGAAAGAGTTAAACTTGCTCAATTGTTTTTTGAAAGAACTAAAGATATTCTTACAAAAGAAGATATTAAGTTTGAACCTAAAGCAATTGCAGAATTAATTAATTCTTATTTTCCCGATTGGCGAAGAGTACTAAATGAATTACAAAGGTATTCAGCATCTGGTCAAATTGATGCTGGTGTTCTTTTAAATATTGGAAATGAAAACTTAAAAGAATTAGTTTCTTTTTTGAAGGCAAAAGAATTTACAAATGTTAGAAAGTGGATTGTAAACAATCTAGACAATGACCCTGCAAGAGTCTATAGAACTATTTACGATAGTCTATACGATCATGTAGACCCTAGCACAATCCCTCATGCAGTTGTAATACTTTCAGATTATCAATACAAGTCAGCATTCGTAGCAGATCAAGAAATTAATATGCTTGCATGTATGACAGAAATAATGAGTCAGGTGAAATTCAAATGATTATATGTAAAGACAACTTTTTAGAAGAACATATTTCTCAATTGATTGATGAATATGTACACAATGGTACATTCTCGTGGCATTGGCATTACAAGGCAAACAAAGAAGAACCAGATAGACATTGGCATACATTGGCAGGTCATGACATAGAAGAAATGACAAAGAATGGTTTTGATTATCTAATTCCATTATGGGAAAGTATTCAAAACTTACCAGATGTTCCTAAAACAAAAATTGTAAGATGTTATTTTAATGCACATACACCAGGTGTTGAACCATCTATTCATCAAGACGATGGCGAAATGACTTATATCTACTATCCTAATCTTAATTGGCATTTAAGTTATGGGGGTGGTACTACTGTTTATGATAAAGATTTATCTCAAGGTACTCTGTTAAACTACAAAGGCAATAGACTAATAGGATTTACTGCTAGTAATTGGCATCAAGCAATGCCAGTAACTAAGAAGTGTTTTCTATTAAGGACTTGTATAGTATTTAAGACAGAAAGAATTCAGTAATGTACGAACTAAAAGATTATCTTAACTCTATAAACTTTCGTAAGAATAATCTCATGGATGGCGATGACCCTATGTGGGAAAAGAAATATCCTACATATATCGTTAATAAGTGCATAGCACCATTCAGCGACACTGTATCATTGATTAATGAAATGAATCGATTACACCATACAGATGCTAAAATGCAATATGATTTTTTACTAAATAGTGTTAGAAGTAGAAAAAGATTTGCACCGTGGATGAAAGCGAGCAAGTCAAAAAATTTAGAGTATGTAAAAGAGTATTATGGTTATAGTAATGAGAAAGCAAAATCGGCTCTTGGCATACTTAATAATGAACAGATTATAGAGATTAAAAAGATATTGAATAAAGGTGGTAAGCATGGAAAACATTAATTGGTCAAAAGAGCAAATGCTCGAAGTGATCTTAAAAGAGCCAGATGACTTTCTAAAAGTTAGAGAGACTCTTTCTCGTATTGGTGTTGCTTCAAGGAAAGAAAAAGTATTATATCAGTCTTGTCATATCCTACACAAACAAGGTAAGTATTACATTGTTCACTTTAAAGAACTATTTGCTTTGGATGGTAAGGATACCAATCTAACAGAAAACGATATTGGTCGTAGAAACAGAATTGCT